CGATAGCCATCGGGAAGGGCATCGTAACGCCGTAGCCCTTCTGTCGAAGGTTCTTTACGTGTTTGAGGTAGAAATAACGCTCGCAATGCGAGAAGCTCTTGAGCAACGAAGCGTCGACGAAGAATTCGTATTTGCCGTTCGGCAAGATTTTGTAGAACGAGAATGGCTTTCGCTCTGTCGGGGCTGTGATTGTTGTCACCTCTTGCCTCCTTCCGCTGCATCGGCTTGACCTTGGTCATAGGCTTGTTCGAGTTGCGCCGCGCTGTCAGAAGGCTCTGCGGGGGCACGGGCTTCTATGATAGCGTCTGCGATGTCCTCAACGAGCCGGTCGCGCTGTTCCTGTTCCGTCCCATCATCAAGCTCCAGCCACATGCGGACGATTGCGTGCGCTCGATTCATAGCGGATTGCTCGCGGCTCGCCTTCCCTGCTGTGGCCGCTGGCTGCGCAGGGTCGTGGAATGGCTCAAAGCAGCGTGACCCGGCATTGCTCAGTGGCATCGGGTTCTCTCTCGTGCCCTTACAGTGCGGGCATCGCGGCGCTCCCTCAGGCTTTGGTGTGGTCATGGCGCTCCTTCCGCGGCTTCCAGTAGAGCATTACGTTTCGATGGCAGCGACGTTGAGCCTCCTAAAGTTTCCTCGCCCGTTTCACGCTTTTTTCTGTGCTCCAAGCACACCGAGCAAAGCTGTCGCTTGTTCGACAGTCAAATTCATTTGCTTTGCAAGCGTTTCAGCCATTGTTAGTGGCTTCGCCGACGCATCCATTCGATGCTTTTTCGAGTTCAGCCTAACGGCTCCCTGAGTGAGCTTCTCTCTACGCTTCATCGCGGCGACGTAGCGACTGTGTTTGCGGTAGTCGCGTTCGTACTCCCTAGCTGCGATAGAGATACGGGCGTAGTCAGCGGTTTTGATTGCATCTTGGAGCAAACGCTGCAAGCCTGAGATTTGAAACTCAAGCTCTTCGTCGGTGTAGTCTTTGACTAAGCGAAGGTCGTTCGGCCAGCCTTCGCCTATCAAGCGGATGCGCCGTCCTTGGTGGACAGTACCGTCCTCTTCGGTCAGAGGCTCAACTTGCGTGGACATTTCATGGACGGGACAGTAGTGCTGCGAGCAGAACTCCTGACCACAGTGGGAGCAGATTCGTTGGGCGGTGTTGATGTGACAGTAGGAGCAGAGCTTCGCGGAGTCGATTGACGAAGCGACGCTATCGTTAATTTTGGTAACGGTTGCGTCAGCTATCGCTTGTTCCTCGGCTACGGCGTCGAGGTCCTCTGACGAAGGGAGTCCACCATCGTTTGGTTCTGACATTTTAGCCTCATTTTATCTTCAATCTTCCATCGACAATCTGTTGAATCACCGTCTGCAACAACTTCGAAACAGCGCCGTATTTCGGGTACAACTGCTTGAGCTTCGCTGCTAGGTCACGTCGTACGCTAACAGTGACGGTTGTATAAAGCGGGTTCATCGAACCCGGCTATTGTGCCACGCCAACGACTTTTTTGTCAAGGCATTTATTTGCTTTGTTATCAACGAGTTACGCCAAAAAGCGCAACAAAAGCGAAAGTGGCTAAGTGCTTTGTTTACAACGACTTAGCTTTGCGTACTCAAATACTCGCAACGCGAGCCATCCGCTCGATTGACACAAGAACTGTGTCGCCAAGCTGGAGGTCACCGTCGGTGTCGTTGAATTGAATTCTGTAATGAATTGGATAGGGGTCGTTTTCTGTTTTTGGCTCTGCCCATTCGATAGAAACTTCACGACGTTTTGGCTCGCCTTCTCCTTTCCCGTAGAGATTGATTCCTGTAACTTCAGCTTTTACTCTCATTTACTACCTCCTTTGCGCTGCGAATTCGAGGGCCGCTTGGATATCCTGCGCCGAAGCAAGTGGAGCGTGAATGCGCGAAAGACCTGGCTTGTTGGGGTTGATAAATAACATGTCGCCCCTTGCGAGGAGGTGCTCCGCGCCTCCCGTATCCAATACGACACGACTATCTGTTTGACTCGGCAGCCGGAAAGCAAGTCGCGCAGGGAAGTTCGACTTAATGTCTCCCTCCAACAGTCTTGCGCTTGGCCGTTGAGTCGCGACGATAATATGAATCCCCGAAGCCCTAGCCTTCGCAGCGAGCTTTGATAGCTTTCCCGAGGCAATCTTGCCAGCAAGAGCATATCGAGGTTTTCCATCTGGTGAGGGTTCTTCCTCTTCGATTTTTCTACGATCAGAAAGCATATCTGCGATCTCGTCCACAACGACAGCAATGTAAGGGAGGCGAGTCGGCGCGCCCTGCCGGACGGCGTTGTACTCGGCAATGTTGTGTGTTGAGGTTTGAGCAAGAAGTTTTAACCTCCGTGTCATTTCGTCGATTAGTTCGTCGAAGCGAATGTGAGCTAGGTCTATTGACGTCGCTATGTTGCTTCGCAAGTGCGGAACGCCTTGGAACTTCGTAAACTCAACTCCTTCTTTGATGTCGCAAAGAACGAGCTGTACGTCGCTTGGACTGTAGTTGATTATGAGCGTTGTTATAAGAGCTTTCAACAACGTTGACTTGCCACCCATCGTCGAGCCTGCAACGAGCAGGTGAGGCAACATCGCAAGGTCTTCGACCACGGGTCGACCGAGGTGGTCGATTCCGAGTACGAGTGGTAAGTGATACTTCGTAGGGTCGAGTGTACAGTGGTTGAACCATTTTACCCACTGGCGTTCTTTGTTTGGTACAAAGACTCCTACCGAGGACTCGCCCGGCATCCTCTTTACCATCACATCTTCGGCTCCCAAAACGACAGCAAAGTCTTGACTTAGCGACTCTAAGTGAGAGACTTTGGTAGACCCCTTCGGGGCGAAGCGGTAGACAGAGACAATCGGGCCGACGCTAATGGGGTCGCAAAAGTCGGCTTGCAGTCCTAAACTCGCGATTTTATGAATGAGCGAGATTACGACTAGGTCTTGCTCGGGAGTTCGGGCTTGGGTCGTGGTTGTCACTTACTCCTCACCGGAACCGGTTCCCTCTTCGTAACTGGTACTTCCTTCTTCTGCGGAAGCGGACTCTTCAGTGGCTCCGCTATTCCAGTCCTCTTCTGTTCCCCGATGTTCATAACCGTCCTCCTCTGGATTATAAATCAGTGTTGGTTGTTCGATGTAGATAGGAACGTGGTAGAGTCGAAGCCATTCTATTAGATTCGCCTGTTCGTTCTTTATCAAGAAGAACTTTGGATACGCAAACTGAGCACGCCAGCCTACGTCACCACGAATGTAACGTCCCCAACCATAGACCATTCCGAGAATACCGTCCTCGTCGAGGAATTCCTTGGCATCTTCGCGAGTGCTCGAATAGATACCGCAACAGTGGTCCTCGGTGGGAACGAGTTTACAGTGGGCAACTTCTTTGCCCATACGATATTCGACACACTTTGCCTCAAACGGCGCGTCCTTCGGCCAAGAGTAACCGCGTGTTTTTAGTGTCTGCTCGGCTAGGTCGAAGTTCCAAGCCTTCCATCCGACGAGAGCTTCGACCATGTTTACTTCGTATGGAACCTCTTTGGGAGGTTCTGGCTCGTCTTGCTCCGTGTCGTATTGAGCTGTCCAACGAGGCACAACGTCGCGAGGGACATACAAGCCGGCGTGTTGAACGAAGCTCCGAGGAATAGCGAGCTGTCTCTCCATGATAGAGAGAGCCCAGTTCGGTATCTTCGGTCCTTGTCCCTTCTTTGGTAGAGTCACAATACCTCTCTTGCTCCAAGGTCCCTTGCCGACACCCTACCGTCGGTGAGCGTGGCTCGAAAGCCGGGCGTCAGATAGCCAAACGAGTTTGCGAACGCACTGACGTCGGTGAACTTTAGGTAGATACCGCCTGTCACTTCGGCAATACGTCGTAAGAGAGCCTCACCGCCCGAATCGCTTGCGATGTGGACGCAGTCGATTGGAATGCCTGCTTCTTTATACTTCTTGAGAAGCTCGTCTGCTTTAACAGCAGTCTCGCTCGTTTCATCATCGTCATGCCAGGGACGTGAGTACCAATCCGTCGCCTCCCCATCGCTGACGATAACCCCTCGTGTCATTGGTATCTTCGATAGACTTCGTTCGACGCACGCTCGCATCGGTGTGTTGCCTGACGCTTCGATACCGAAGCCCGCCGTCTGCAACACCGACAGGTTGCTTGACAGAGGTAGCTCAAAGCCTTCGGGGAAGGTTTCGATAGCGATAGCTGTGTTTTTGAAGTCACATCGACCAACGAAGTTGCAGAGCGCGTCTTTGAGTAGGTCGATACGACGTGCTCCCTTTGTTTCTGTCGTTGACATCGAAGATGACTTGTCAAGCATGAGGCAGATGCGGTTCGGCATCGTTGATGGGTCAACTTCGCTACGCTTCGCTTCGTTAACGCGCTGTTGAAAGGGCGAACCACGCGAAGTGAGTTTGCCTTTCGACAGTGAGATACCCGACTGTTCGTCGGGCTTGACGAGTTTGTCGTTCATAGCTTTAGTCTCCTATCTCGATGAGGTGTTCGCAAATTCGATTGATTTGGTCATAGAACTCGACGTTTGCGAGTTCCTCAAGAATGTGTAAATCTTCGTCGATGACTTTCCACTCACGGAATGACTTTCCGTCGCCATCTGTGTCGTTAAGACGCATTGAGTTTGTGTCAATTCTAATACCCTTGCCGACGAAAGAGAGCATCTCGGGACGATTCAAGAGGTCGTGCTTCGCTCCCGGACACCACTTTTCGGGGGAGGATATTTTAACCTCTATAATCATCGCTTATAGAACTCCTTCTCGACTCTCTTCCAAAGCTCATTGAGTCGTGCCATTTTGACACCATCGCCGTCAGGCTTGTCAGGATGCAACGCTTGAGCAGCGAGCAGGTACGAACGCTTCGCAGCGTCGTACGGTACGAGTCCCATAAAGGCGACGACTGCGTCTTCCGTAGTGCCTTGTGACGGCTGTATCGACGCTGTGTTAGACGACGTGTACGTACGCTGTGAGGCTTGCTGTGACACAGCGCGGCTTGTGAATGAGACGGAGCCGATACCGAAGGCACTCTCGGCTATCTTACGAATGGCTTCGCCGTAGGACTCTTTAACGAACCAAGTTTTGGTCGTTGGGTCGTAGTCTCTGTCGCCAGAGGGTATTACTGTCTTGAGAGCGGCTACTACATCTTTCGAGTAGCCGCTCACGACAGCGTAGGCTTGAGCTTGTTCGTTCCACCAGATACGACACTTGATGGCCACGTTTAGCTCCGAGCTTCCTCTTGGACTACCGCGCCGGAGTAATACTTGATGCTCTCTCCACGCTCGTCGGTGAAGAACACCGTAAAACCGAAGTCGAGCGAGCTTAGAGCGGTCTTGATGCGTTCGAGTCTGGTCGATGGTTCTGGTTCACGCAGACCACGTCGGCCTGTGTTGGTGACACGTTCTTTTCTTGGTGCTGACTTGCGATTGTAAACACCTCTTGGCATGGGGCTGTCTCCTTAGTGAGACGCTCTTCGAGCGAGCATTGTCCTGCATCGCTGGACCGTCGTACAGACCGTTGGGATTCGAGAGCGTCTCAATAAAAAGGCGAGCGTAAACGCCGATATACGCTCGCTTTGCAAGGAGATAACGAGTGGCTATGACACCCGTCGGCGTTAATATGGAACCCCAACTACCTTCGGCACGCGCGTTTACGTATTCGCCTGCTAAACTCTCAGCTCATAAGACTAAGAGTCCGATAGTCGGGGTAACTCGTGTTAGGCGGAAGCGGCCTGCTCCGGCTGTTGAATCGACGCAAGCGCGGCTCTGAGTTGGTCGGGAGTAATGTTGTATCCCGCTTTCTTGAGCAGCGAGAACGTCTTCTCTTCGACCGACATCTTGGAGCGCTCCACCTTCTCCGCGATAGCGAAGCTGACGTCCTTGACACCCTCCCAAGCTTCGAAGTTGTCGCTTAGGAGTATGTCTTTGGCCGCGCCGTGCTGTCGCAGTCCGGCGCCGTAGTTGAACACGGCGAGGAACACTTCGACATCTTCGTACTCACCAACGCCACGTCCGCCGCTCAGCTCGACAGCTTCGTCGACCGTTTCGGCGTATTTGTAGCCGAAAGTGCCACTCGACCGTTGTTCAGGAAGGGCGGTCTTTTCGGCTGTCGCCTTGGTGACCTTGTCGTTGAAAGCCGTTTCCGACGTAATACGCCAGTCACCGTCGGGGCTTTCTCTGTAGGCTACCTTCGTTGCTGTGTCTGCTCTCATTTCATTCTCCTTTTGAGTTTAACTACTAGGAACCCTTTTGGGGCGTTTTGACGCAACCGTTAACGAAAGTAACGATTGTGTCTTGCTACGTTGTAAGGGTAGCAAAGTCTTGTGGAGCTTGTCAAGTCGTAAGTTCTTTACTTGCAACAAGTTACGAAGTACGAAGTAAAAGCGAAGCTACTCCGCACCGTTGGTGGCGATGAAATGGTCGATACGCTTCGCGGTAACTTCGGCGCGTTCTTGTGGAGTCTTGGCTTCGTGATACATGGTCTCGAACAAAGTTGGCCATCCGTCCGAGAATCCCGCACCCCACGATTTGAATTGGAAGAGCTTTCTTGCTTTGATGTAGTTAACGCCAATGGCGTCTGTAGCCATCTGTCTCATATCGAGGCAGCAACCTTCGGTTCCGTCAAGACCGATAATGCCACCGTTCTTACGGTCGATTTTGACAAGCTTCGCGGCTAGAAGTATCTCTCCAGCGACGCACGCTTGCGTGTGGCAAGCAGGCTCTTCGAGTTGGTCGAAGAGCTTGCCTCCATCTCGACGTGCAAACTTCGTTGTAGTTCCCCAATACTTCATGTTGAGTCGTTTTGGGGTTCTTAGTATGCGTTGTTTTGTCTTTTCAAGTAAAACGACATTCATTTACAAACCTCCTCTTTTCGATTTTCTAGCGTTGTCTGCAATATCGCATAGCGAAGCTGTCGCTAGGTATGCGATAGAGAAGATGGCGTCGAATAGCATTAGGACGTCGAGTAGTTGTTTCATGAACGAACCCAATCGACCCACTCGTTGTGAGTTAACTTCGTTACGGTACAACGCTTCACGACGTCAGACTGCGGATTGATTTTAGAATACCAAGGTTGACTCGTGTCAATGTATGCCTGAATGACAAGGTCGTCGGTTTTATTTCCAGACGAGCCGAATGGCTTAACAATATCACGTTCAGCTATAACCGTCTGGAATGAATCGCTTGCGTCAGTGATAAGCCAATAGTCTTGGACCTTGGTCGGAGTTTGGGCTAAGACCTTGGCGAGCGCAACTTCCAGTTCAGCCGCACTGACGTTATGTTGCTTTGCAAGCTCTTCGAGGCTTTGACTCACGAAAACACCTCCCCTTTCAGGCGTCGTTCGACGTATTCTTCGATGGGGCATGGAATACGTCCTTTGAACTTAAGTAATACCCATTCTTTGCGAATGGCCTGCTCTGATATGACGTTAGCAGGAGCTTCGTCATCTGTTTGAACAGGAGCATGAAGTGTCTCAATCTGCTGTTCCAATTCTGCAAGATGTCGATTGACAAAAGAGTCCATCGACTCTTTGCTTCTTATCTCTTCCGGAGTTATATTAAGCCGTGCTGACTCTGTCAATACCATGTCTGAGTAAGCTCCACGAAGCTGTGTTATGAGTTTTTGACGCATCTCTTCTGAATGCGTAGGAGACTTGAGCAGTTTGTTTATCTCTACTGCTATTTTAGCTTCGATTGGGTTTAGATACTCACCCGTCTTTGACGCTTCGTGAATAGCCTGAATCTTTTGCTTTGCGAGAACAGCGGATACTGGAGGAGCTTCACAGAACTCACGCTCTTCTTCGATAAAGAGATGACCACACGCTTGACATCTGAACTCTACTTCAACGAACTTCTTTGTTCCGTCGAGCATCTGATGCAAGCGGTTCGAACGCGCATATACGCGCGACGAACCGCATAGAGGACAATGGCGTATAGTAGCACGACGGCCGCATTGACATTCATCACCGGGAATGCCAACATACTTCGATGGTGTTGTCATTACAAACTCTCCCGAAGAGCAGCCAGCATTATTGGAATTACGTACTTGCTTGGAATAAAATTCAAGTCTGCAAACAACCTCAAAGCTCTTAGCACGTCGTCTGTTCTTATTCTATGTCCCATTTGCATTAAAGCAGTAAGAGCTTCATCTGTCGGAGATACGTAATCACTCTCAGCTGCACCAGCGATTTGATTGCAGCTGTCACAAACAGGTCGAACGTACAATGGGTACGAGTAGTTACGGTGTTCCCACACCGTCGCGATTTTAGTTTTGCAGTCAACACATTGTATTTGTGCTTCTGATAGACGTGGTAGCAGATGATAAGTCACCGCAGCATGGACAGTTTTATGCGCGTCTCGTTGTGAGGTTCCCATGCGAACAGGCTAGCACAGTTTATGGCTAAAACCAATAGTACTTTAGTACTAGTAATAGTACCTAGTACTATTTTTGAGGGTTGAGTGTACTCAATACTGCAAGCACTTTGTTCCAGTACTTAGACTTCCACCATTGCGCGTATTGAGGAGACCTACGACATTGCGTACATGGTCTCCAGTTGAACTTATTGTGATAACAGATGAACTCGTTCGCTTTGGACAAGATAGGATGAACTTGCAGTAAGAACTCAACCCATGCTAGAGACGGCTCATACTTCATCGACGGTGGAAGAGGATTGTTGAGCTTCGTCTCAGCGTCGATAGTATAAAGCTCAAGGTCTTTATAGACCCTTGAGACATTCGCTCGATGTGACATTATACCTCACACGAATACATCGACAGCGCGTTGAGGCGTTTACACGACGGCTCGCGAGCGTATCGCTTTGGATGCGCGTCCATGTTTCGCAGAGACAACACAAAGACGTTGCTCCGTCATGTAGACGATTAGCGTAGCTAGCGTGTAACTGTGCTGCTAGCTTATAGGGTAGGTACGTCCCTCTCTTTGATAGACGTGAAAAATAATATATTACGCTTGTCTAATCAGAGAGGTCCATGTACCCTAATGGGCTAGTAACACAATCCTACACTCACTAGCTTCGCTACTCAACGCGCTATCGCCTAGACTTCGTCGGTGTTCGTAGTGTCGTTCCGTCTTGCGACGTTTGTGACAACTACTTCGAAGAACCGTCGAGAATCTTACGAAGCTTCGCTTTCGCCTTGTCGTTGCCAGCGCTCGCTTGTTTGAAGAGCGTAACAACGTCACGGTCGTTCCACGTTCGCAGCCTGCCCGTCGAACCGCTTTTGATTGCGTCTTTGAGCCAGTAGTCGAAGCTGGACTCCAAGCCGCGTTCTGTCGCTCGGTCTACGACTTCTTTGATTGCGTCGTACGACTCTTGCGACAGTTCGACAAGTAGATGCGTCGTGTCTTTGTCAGACGCGTCAAGTTTCGCAGCGATTTGCTTGTCGGCCATCGCTTCGACACTCTTGGCGTCTAGACCTACCACTGTAGTTCCATTTTGTGACATAGCATTCTCCTCTTGGCGTTTTACGCCATGACTACACTTACAGAGTACATAGCTACGACACAGACGAAGCCTAAGTGATAGCGCGTTTAGTGACAGCACATCGTAGTCTATGTTACGCTCATTGGTGTGGTGAGCGACTCTGTAGCACCGTTATAGGGCATCCTTCACAGGACATGGACGCAGTCCACGTTTACTGTGCTCGCCTGCTATCGGCTACCACGAGCGAGTCGCTCACGGCACCAAGCCTACTACTACGTACTGTCATACATAGTGTTCGCCGTCGGAGTCGGGACGGCGGCAGGGGGCGGCCTCAAAACGAGAACGAGTACGAGTAGGAGTCTTACCTCCGCGAAAAATTTTCTGGGATTTTCACAACGTCCCTATCGTTAAGAAAGTTAACGGTTACGACGTGGTGTAGTAAAGTCGACGTCGATGATGACTGGATCTTCAGGAGTGGCTGGAGTTCCGTCTGGGTGGAGTAAGACGTTGCTAAAATTATTTTTCGTCGCAACTTGGCAGAGTGGTCCTTTCATCAATTTGTTTACGAAGCGTGCTCTTACTTCCCTGATTCTCTCGATAGATATAAAAGACTTGAAAATTCTATGAAGCTTCGTTTTGATTCTATGACAATTTGCGCAGAGTAGTTGAAATCTGTCGAGGCCATCGCCGAAGGCAAGTTTCGATACAATAAGATATGAATTGGTCTCTTTGTCTAAATGACCATCGTCGTTTTTGTGATCGAATTCAAGAACCATCTCACAACACTCACCGCAAACAACACACGCGCCGCCGAGGTTCTCGATGGCTTTGAGTCTTCTGACTTGGTAAGTGTCTTTGAGTATAAGCATAGAGTATAGCCTAGCATAAAAATTTTCAGAACGCAAGTCCGTAAGTTACTGTTTATAAAGGCTTTACAACATTTTTAACGACTCTTGACAAACGGGGCGGCTTGTGGTAATATTGTTACCGTCGTACCAGAAGTGTATCGTTTCTCTGGAGTGACAAATGGCAAACGACTTGATAAGGTGTGCCCTCTGCGGTCAAGGCTCGCACCGGGACGACTGGCAGGGCAAAGTCGAGGTGTTCTGCGATTCGCACTCGCAGGCGGACATCGCGGCGTTTAAGGCGTCGAAGACCCCCGCCCCCGGCCCCGTGGCCGTCCCCGCCGCGGCTCAGGGCGGGTTGAAGGCGACGGCAAAGACGTAACTTCGTGGTCGAGCGACGCATCTTTCGAGGGTGGCTCTGGCTCAAGCACTTCCTGGGCCTCGATGGGTTTGTGGAGAGGCGGCATGCGCAGGTCGGTTCCTAACTACGTTATCTATCGACCGATTCGGTCGCTTGCGTTATTACCGCCCAAGGCCAGACAGAATTTGCTGAAGCAGTTACAGAATTACCTCTACAACTGCGAGCTTGAAGATAAGCAGCTTCGTATTAACAGGGAGAAGGTCAATCGCTAATGCCCGGCCTCAAACCAACAGCGTACGCCAAGACGAACATCAAGATTCCTCAGATTGTTCGTTGGAGGGTGGCGGGAATCAGCGACGTTAAGATTCAGAAGATGCTCGGCATGTCGTCGTCCGGGCTTGCTCAAATCCTGGCAACACCGGAGTACATCGAAGAGGAAGCCGCGTACCTGAATGGGCACCTGTCGGCAATGGACCGTGCCCTCGCGGGGAAAGTTGAAGCAATACATCAGTCAATGCGACAGGCCGTTCCTGCCGCTTTGCGCTGTCTGGTGGATACCGTGACTCAACGACGTGACTTGAAAGCTGCGATGCAGGCTGCAAAGGAGATACTCGACCGTGACCCCGATCGTACTCTTGTCACTTCGACAAGCGACGAAGCTGTCGCTCCTGGCATCCCTGCCGAGGTTATTGAAGCCGCCGCAGCCGAAGGCAACGCTATCGCCAAAAACTACGACGGACAGGGAACGAAGGTGAACTAATGGCCGGCTCCTTTACCTCTCCAAACGCAGGCTCGAAGATGAAGCTCGGCAAAGCCAACCGTCCCAAGCGCACCGACGAGGACGCGACCGGCCTGTCGGCGCAGCCACGCGACTATCCCATTACCAACAGCTTCGCTGCCGACACCATTCCAACCTTCGCCTCTCGGCGCGCCAAAACGAACAACAAACATGCCTTCTGCTCCTGCCCCGCCAAGCCTCCCGCCGGCCGCCTCGCGCAGCGCAGTCCTGGCGAAATACGTGAGGCTGGAAAGGTTCTAGGAAGTGGCGAGAAGGGTCGAAGCGCAAACTCGCATGGCTCAGGAGGAACTCAGCGCAAGTAGGTTAGCCCCCGTTGACACAGCTTGCATGAATTAGACAAACTACCGGCTCTCGAATCGGATAAGTTCCTCGAATCCGTTGCGCGTTTCTCTCCTCAATGGCTAGGTGGATTCTTCGATGGTGAGGGGTGTGTTTGCGGTCATATTACCCACAACATTTATCCTCAACTTAGTGTGACTCTTGCTCAGAAGAACCCACTTCCTTTAGTGATAGTCTCTTTGAAGTTCCCTGCAAAAATCTACTGTACTACTACCGAGGGACGTGAGCGTCATCAACTTATTTGGAGTAACGCTCAAGGACTTCCTGTACTGGAATTCATCAAAGACTTTGTCCTTGTAAAAAGGACTGTAGTGGAACTTGGCATCGAGTACATATCTCTTACGCAAGGAAGATTTGGACAGATGGTTTCAAGAGACGTTATGACAAGAAGGTTGGAGATTATTCAGGAGCTATCGCGTCTGAATAATCTAGACTAAATGCAACGATTTACTCCAGTTGACATTCCAAAGTCGGACTCTCACGCCGACCGTTTAGCTAAGATGAGAGTAAACTCTCTTGGATCGCTCTATTACTTTATCAAAACGACGTTGCGTCGTAGACGTCTTACTGATACACTCCACAAGCCGTGGTGTATCAGTTTGGAACGAGAGCATTTAAAAGATGTCTACGAACTCCCTCGTGACCACTTCAAATCGACGATTTGCTCGGAAGGCTTCCCTATGTGGCGTGCTCTTCCGTTTGATAGTCGTGACGAGGATAGGTTTAGACAGTTAGGTTACGGTGACGAGTTCATTCGGTTCATGAAGCGTGTTCACAAGCGCGACTCAAGAAGTCTTCTTGTTTGCGAGAATATCACCAACGCTGCGAAGTTGGGGACTCGTATCAGTGGGCATTACGGTTCCAACGCGATATTCAGGGTTCTCTTTCCTGAGATTCTTCCCGATTCCTCCTGTACGTGGTCGAATTATTCGCTGTGTCACAAACGGTCTCCTGGCGCGGCTTCTCATGGTGAAGGGACGTTTGACTTTTTAGGAGTCGGTGGAGCACTTCAATCAAGGCACTATGACGGTCTTATTCTGCAAGACGACCTTGTCGGTCGTAAGGCTATCGAATCGATAAGCGTGATGGAAAAGACGGTCGATTATCACCGTCTGCTTGTAGGTGCTTTTGAAGAGCAAGAGCCTGACCGAGGTTCGAAGAAAGCCGCCGACTCTGAGAATGACGAGTTCGTTGTTGGAAATCGTTGGGGCTATACGGACCTTAACTCTCACGTTCGAGAGCATGAACCCGAGTTTACGGTGTTGACTCACTCTGCTTTGGGCGGTTGCTGTCCAGAGCATCCTTCCGACACGCCGATATTTCCAGAAGAATTCGGCTTTGAAAAACTTGAACGTTGGCGTCGTCGTCTTGGCTCCTACCACTTCTCCTGCCAATTCCTAAACAACCCTGCCGCTCCTGAGAATGCCGACTTCAAAGAGCAGTGGCTTAACCACTTCACTATCGAAGAGCCTAGCGAGAAGAACGGCTTCAAGCGGATGATCCGTCACGAAGCCAAAGATGGAATAGTCCGCAAGGACTTCCCAGTCGCGCATTTGCGACTGGGAATGACTGCTGACCCTA